CTACTGCCGCGTGCGCGAGGTCACCGCCGCCCACATCAAGTTCGACAAGACCCAGGGCCTGATGGTGGACGACGCCGGCACGGGCAAGTCCATCCAGCTGTTCTTCGGCAGCGTGCTGAAGAACGAGAACTCCCGCACGCTGATCGTGAAGCGCCCCGTCCAGCTCGAGCGGTCGCTCGGCGCGCCGGACGACGCGTTCCCCGACGAGGTGCAGGCCGAGTACATCACCCGCTGCTACGGCGACGAGGCCACCATCGACATGAAGACGGCCGACATCGTCACCCTCATGATGAGCTTCCTCGGCGGCACCACGGAGACGGTCGACGGCACCAACGTCGCCCAGAAGACCGGCAGCCGGCCGAGCATCGAGGAGAGCGACGCGTTCAACTCGACCTCCGACGTGAGCCTCATCAAGATGGCTCTCGTCGTGGACGGGGACGCGTTCCCCGACCCGCTGTTCGCCTTCCTGACGGACTTCAGCCTGAGCATCAAGAACAACCTCAAGCAGAACAAGGCCGTCTCGGTGCTCGGCGCGTTCGACGTGACCCCGGGCATCTTCGAGGTGGCCGCCGACGTGAACGCCTACTTCACCAAGGTCGCCGGCCTCGAGGCCGTCAAGAACAACGCCGACGTGACCCTCGAGGTCCACATGGCCAAGGAGAACCGGGGCGTCTCGTTCGACATGCCCCTCGTCTCCCTGGGCAAGGCCCTCGCGGACGTGAAGGCAGACGAGGCGATCATGCTGCCGATGACGGCCGACGCCGCCACCGGCAAGAAGATCGACCTCAACCTCGACCACACCCTTCTGATGGTGTTCTGGGACTACCTCCCGAACGCCGCAGAGTGAGAAGCGAGGGGTCGCTTCACCACCGCCCCTGGGGTCGCAACCAGGAGAACTTGAGATGAGCAACGACGACAACGCCGACGTCCTCGGCGCCGCCCCCACGAAGAAGCGCCAGGGAATGGGCGCGCTGTTCGGCACCGACCCCGTCAAGGAGAAGGACGGCGTCGTCATCGCGTACGGGCTGGACCTCCGCGTCCGGCTCGCGCGCGCCGGCGGCGCGAACCCGCGCTTCTCCAAGGTAGCCGAGGAGAAGTCCCGCCCGTACCGCCGCATGGCCGAGCAGGAGATGCTCCCCCGTGAGGTCGACGAGGCGGTCACCCGCGAAATCTTCGCCGAGGCGGTCGTGCTCGAGTGGAGCGGCGCCTTCGACGACGACGGCGAGCTGGCGCCGGTCGGCGAGTCGATCCCCTTCTCGAAGGAGAACGTGGTCAAGGCCTTCGAGAAGTGGCCCGAGTTCTTCGCCTTCGTCATCGCCGAGAGCCGCCGCCTCGCGAACTACCGCAAGGCCCAGCTCGAGGCCGAACGGGGAAACTGATCGAGTGCCTGCTGTACGAGCTTGAGCAGGCACCACTGGAGAAGAAGGTCTACACACAGCTCGGCAAGATAGCGAGGCGGACCAAGGCCCGCCCGCCGATACCGAAGAAGATGGCGAACGCGCCCCAGGTAGCCCTGGGGCTCGGACTGTTCTGGGACGGCTTCTGGGACCTCATCGACGACCGACTGTCCGAGCGGTCGCCAATCCCCTGGTCGACGATCCAGGCCTACGCAGTCGCCAAGGAGTTCGACGAGGACCAGGCCTTCAGCCTGCACTACCACGTGAAGGCCATGGACCTCGAGTTCCGCAGGTTCGTGCAGACCAAGGGCAAGCGCGGACGGCGACCTGAGAGGAACGAGGATGACGACGTTCACGGAGTTCGCCGAACGCATGCGCGCTACCGCCGGAAGGGTGGAGGCGAACGCGAACCAGAAGAAGAGGGCAATCGCCCTGGCGGTTGACCAGGCTGTGGTCATGGGCACGCCGGTCGACACCGGCAGGGCCCGGGCCAACTGGCAGGCCGGCCTGAACTCGCCCGTCGGCGGCGAGACGGCGCAGACGGATAAAGGGGGCGCTTCGACGATCGCCCGGAACGCGGGCGTCATCGGCGCCTCCGGTCCGGGCGAGGCCATCCACCTGACGAACAACGTCCCCTACATCGGCGAGCTGAACCGCGGGTCCTCCAAGCAGGCGCCCGCGGGCTTCGTCGAGACGGCAGTGCAGCAGGGCGCCGCGGCTGGCGCCAAAGTGAAGATTGTGGGGTGAGGTCGTGAGCACCGAGACCATCGACATCAGGATCAGCGAGACTGGCTCCCGCGAGGCGGCGCAGGGCATCAAGAGCGTCGGCGAGGCCGGCGACAAGGCCGCGGCGAGCGTCGACAAGGTCAAGGGCGCCTTCGAGGGCCTCAAGGGCATCCTCGCGTCCGTCGGCCTCGGCCTGTCGATCACCGAGGTGCTGCGGCTGTCGGACACGTACGACGGGATGGTGAACCAGCTCAAGCTGGTGACGCACTCGTCCGACGAGCTGGCCGCCACCCAGAAGAAGCTCTTCGACATCTCGCAGGAGACCACCACCTCCTTCGAGGACAACGTGAACATCTACGCCTCCCTGTCCAAGGGCGCCGTGCAGTACAACATCTCCGCGCAGGAGGTCATCAACGCCACGCAGACGCTTGCCCAGGCCATGGACGCCAGCGGCAAGTCCGGCGGGGAGGCCGCGGGTGCGATCCAGCAGCTCGCTCGCGGTCTCGCGACCGGCGAGCTGTCTGGCCGTGGCTTCCTCGCCCTCTTCAACCAGGTCCCGATCGTCGCGGACGCCATCGCCCAGTCGATGCACGTGCCGCTGTCCGCGCTCCAGGACCTGGCGGTGCAGGGCAAGATCACCGCGAAGGACCTCATCAACGCCCTGCAGAGCTCCGAGGTCATCGCGGCCGCGTCGGCGAACAAGATCACCCTGGTGAAGGACGCCTGGCAGAACGTCACGAACGCCCTCGTGCTGACGATCGGGCAGATCGAGCACGCGAGCGGGTCGAACAAGCTCCTGGTCGACGGCCTGCTGTCCCTGGCCAACAACATGGGCCTCGTCATCAAGTCCATCCTCGTCATCACGGCGTCGATGACTGCCTACGGCGTCGCCGCGGGCGTCGCGCGCGTGGCGACTATGGGCCTCATGACTGCCTTCCTCGCCAACCCGATCGCCGCGACCGCCTCGATCCTCGTCGGCCTCATCACCCTCGTGATGCAGTTCGGCAACGAGATCAAGCTGACTGCCGACGGGTCCATCACCCTGCTCGGCGCGGTGACGGCGGTGTTCAACGTGCTCGGCCAGGTGGCCCAGTCCGTCGGGCAGTTCTTCATGAGCATGCTGAACGGGCAGACGCTCGCGCAGGCCGGGTTCCTGTCCTTCGCGAACGGCGTCTACATCATGCGCGACGCGCTCATCATCTTCCTGGGCGTGCAGATACTCAGCTACCTGACGAGCATCACGGTCGGCATCTACGGGGCCGCGGCGGCCATGGTGGCGTTCGCCACGCCGACCAGGCTACTCATCGTCTCCGTCATCGCCCTGACCGCAGCCGTGACCGCAGCCGTCATCGGCTGGGACAACATGAAGCTGATGCTCAACGACCTGGCGGCGAGCGCGAAGAAGTTCGCCTCCGAGATCGGGTCGGGCGTCACCGGCGAGATGGAGAAGGCCACGGCCGCCATCAAGGCCGGCGAGGCGGCGGCGGGGTCGTTCGGCCAGACGGCTGGGCAGTCCTTCTCCGGCGTCAACGCCGCGGCGCAGGGCGCATCCAGCAGCATGGCCGCGGCCGGGGGCGCAGCGCAGAACATGGGCTCGCAGTTCCAGCAGGCCTTCGGGCTGGCCTCCTCCGGCGCCATGCAGGCCCAGGCGCAGGTCCAGTCGTTCACCTACGACGCCACGTCGAAGACCTACAAGGTCGTCTACGCGGTGCGCGACCTCGTCACCGGCCTGCTCCAGGTCAAGGAGACCGCTGGCGTCACGGGCGCTGAGCTGTCCGCCGCCATGGACAAGGCGGCCGCGTCGGAGCAGCGCGCGGCCTCGTCGATCGGCGAGGTCGGCGCGGCATCCGCCTCCGCCGGGGGCGGCGGCGGTGGCATGACCATGCAGGCGTTCAACCCGAACGTGCCCGCCGACCGCGCGTCGTGGGACAAGTGGGTGACCTGGATACAGGGCATCGTGGACCAGCGGAACGGCGACAGCTTCAAGGGCGGGCCGGTCGGCATCGGCCAGCTCTGGGGCCACGACTTCGACCCCAAGTTCACCGGGGCCTTCGCGACCGGCGGCTCGTTCAAGGTCGGTGGCTCGGGCGGGACGGACACCCAGATGGTCAAGTTCATGGCCACGCCGGGCGAGCGCATCACCGTCGAGACGCCCGCCCAGCAGGCAATGGGGTACCAGAGCAGCACCCAGTCGATCCCGTACAGCAAGCGGTCCGCGAACATGCAGCCCGACTACAGCCCACGCGGCTCGGCCGGCGGCATCGTCGTCAACGTGGAAATGCAGGTGAACACCCCGGACGCCAACAGCTTCCGGCAGAACGACACGCAGACGGCGCTGAGCCTCCAGAACAGGCTGCAGCGTGTGGCCAACCAGCTCGGGAGTAACAAGTTCGCATGACCACTCCCTTCCATGACGTGAGGCTCCCCGAGGAGATCGAGCAGGGCGCGGTCGGTGGGCCGTCGTTCCAGACCAACATCACCTCCATCTCCTCCGGCGCAGAGCAGCGCGCGGCCCTCTGGGACCGCACGCGGC